TCAGGTGGCCGGCTCATGGCAGTAACCGTCCGCTTCATCGCCGACGTCGTCAACTGGCTCTCAGGGCTCGACAAGTCCGAGGCCGCGGTCGACGACAACGCCGACGCCCTCGCCGACCTGATGCAGCAAGCGGTCGAGCTCGGCACCCAGGCCGGCAAGACCGCCGACGAGATCGCGTCCGATTTCTCGACGGCGTTCGGCGTCCCCCTCGACCGCGCGAAGCGGGCCGTGGACGAGGTCACCAACTCGACCGAGGATCTCGCCGACGCCGGCAAGGATGCCAGCGCCGCCGGCGACGACATCGCGTTCGGGATCGAGGGCGGCACCTCCAAAGCCAGCGACAGCCTGTCCGAGCTCGGCTCGATCGCATCCGACGTCCTGTCCGGGGATATCGGCGGTGCGGCCCAGAGTGCAGCTGACGCACTCAGCGGCATGGCGGCCGGCGCGGGTCTGGGATTCGGTGTCGTCGCCGGGCTGGATCTGATCTCGGCCGCCGCCGGCGTCGTCGTCGACGCCTTCAACAACATCGAGGCCGCAGCGGCCGAGGCCCGCGACACCGCCTATGGGTTCGCTTACGACGTCGGCGGGGCGCTGGAGACTGCGGGCATCACGACGCGGCTGGCGGAGTGGACGGGCAATACCGAGAAGTTCAAGCAGGCGCAGGACATCGCCAAGGTCTCCTCGCGCGAGCTCGGAGATGTGCTGCTCGCCCTCGCCAAAGGAGGCGACGACCTTAACCAGCTCTGGGATGACTTCGAAGACGGCGCGGAGCGCGGATCAGCGGCTACCGGGATCGCGGCCGATGGTATCCAAGCCGCCATGTTCCGCACCGCCGAGCTCGAGGCGGCGCTGAAGGGCACCGCCGAGGGATACCAGCTCGGCACCGACGGCGCCGAAGCGAATGCGGCCGCGAACTATGCGCTTGCGATGTCAGCCGGCACCGCGACCGGCGAGGTCGACGACCTCGGGAACGCGATCTACGTACTACCGGACGGCGTACAGGTCGCCGTCGACACGACCGCCAAGACTGCCACGACCGACATTCAGAACGCCGGCGCTGCCGCGGACGCGATCAACGGCAAGACGTCGACCGTCAAGGTCACCGCCGACACCAGCGCGTTCTACCGCGACATGTACGCGCTCACGACCAAGAGATTCGCCGGCGTGACCATTCCGGTCAACTACGTCGAGAAGCGATCCAGCTCCTCCAAGCTTCAGGATTTGCCGTGACCGATCTGGTGACGATTTTCGCGACGAATGGTGCCGGGACGGTGACCGCGGTCGATGTGATGCTGCCGTACTCGACCTCATGGGGTGCCCGCAACGTCATCCACCAGTTGATCGGCGGCGGCATCGCGGTGTCGCTGGTCGCGCCGCAGCCGCGGTCGGGAACGTTCGTCGTGTTCTTCGGCAGTGAGGACGCCGCGTACGCGTGCGCGCAGCTGCACCAGCAGGAGTCATCTTTCACGCTGGAGGTCGTTGATCGTTCCCACCTGGGCATGACGTACGTCGTCGACTCGTCGGTGTCGATCTCGCTGGACACGGACGCGGCGCGGTGGAAGGTCACTGTCGGGTTCCAGGAGATCACGTGACGACCGCTCTGCTGCGCCCGGATGTCACCGTCGAGACCGCCGACGTTGGCCCGCTGAAGGTCGACGGCGGATGGATCGAGCTCGACTCCTCGGTCGTGCCCTACGCGTCGGCGCAGATCGACATCCCTCTCACTGCTGACACCAGCTTGGAAGGGTTCGACCCTCGCGACAACGTTCGTGTCGTGGTTGAGGCGTCAGCGGCCGCCGAGACGACATCACGTTCGTTCGATCTCGGGCTGCGGGAGCGGACGGTCAATCACGAGGCAAAGGTCGTGACGATCAAGCTCGCCAGCGACGAGGCGCTGCTGCTGGACTACGCGACGCTCACACTCGATTCAGGGGCGCGGGCGAAGCAGAACAGCGTGCGCGCGGTCGTGAACTACGTCCTGGCCCGCATCGGTGCGGCTCTGGCCAGCGGCGGCCCGGATGCCGACGTGACGGCCTACTGGCAGGTCACGAACCTGTTCCCAGATCCGTCGGCTGAGAACGCGACGGTCGCCTGGTCACCCGACGTCGCCTCTCCGAACATCGTCCGCGACGGGTCGACGTATGCGCCGCCGTTCGAGGGCAGCTACCTGTTGCGGGTGCAGGCGACCTCGACCAGCCCGCTCTCGATCGGGCAGACGCTGCCGGTCGGTGTGACGCAGGGCAAGACGTACACGGCCGCGCTCTATCTGCGCTCCTACGCGGGGAACACGAAGAACGCGCGCGTCACGATCCGGTGGACCGGCCCGACGGGCAACTTCATCCGTGACACGCAGGGCGCTTATGCGATGACGCCCAGCAGTAAGTGGAACCGGTACGTGGTGACCGCGCCCGCGCCACCCGGCGCGACGGGTGCGCGGCTGTTCATCGACTGGTCCGGCACCCATTCCGTCGGAAACCTGCACTTCGTCGACGGCATCATGTTCCACGAGGGCAACGAGGCGATCCCGTTCTACACCGGCAGCACGCCCGCCAACGCGCACTACAGCTACTCGTGGGCCCGTGACGTGAACGGGTCCGCGTCGACGCGGGAACCGGTCATCGAGCGCAGCCCCGAGCTGTTCACCTGGAAGCCGGGCACGTCCGCATGGGACTACCTGCAGCCGCTGATCACATCGGTCGGGCTGCGCCTGTTCTGCGACGAGAAACGGGTGTGGCGGCTCATCGACCCCGCCGACTACTCGGTCGCCGGGCTGCTGTCGGTCTCACCGGCCAACGCCACCGAGAGCGGCGACACCATCACGCGGGAGGACGCCGAGATCTTCGCGACCGGCGTCGTTGCCCGCTACGTCTGGCGCGACGATCTCGACATCGACCAGGTCGCTTTCGACAGCGCCGGCACGCCCCAGAAGGTGTACGTCCGCGACTTCCCCCACCCCTACCCGGGACCTGGAGCGGCAGCAGCGATCCTCGCCCGCCGGCTCGGCACCGGCCGCACCCAGGACGTCGTCACCCTCCCGCAATGGACCGCAACACCGGGCATGGTCGTGTCGATCACGATGCCCTCGACCGTGGAACAGCAGGGAAAGCTCTCCGCGGTGCGGTTCTCGCTCGACGACGACGCGCTGATGAGCCTCGGCACCCGTGGCCTGATCGACATCCCCGAAGACTCCTGGTTCGCCGTCGACCCCAGCGAAGCGTGGACAGACCCGCCAGACATCACCTGGAACCAGTGGGTCTGAGAGAAGCGGAAGGAACGAGAACATGCCGAATGGTGATCAGGCCGCTGCAGCGGGGATGGACATCGTCCCAGGCACCGCGAAACGGTCCCTCGGATACGACGAGATCAACAAGACCCGCGACTACATCGCCCAGTTCTTCAACTCGATCACGCTCACCTGGAGCGCGATCACCGGCAAACCGTCGACCTTCCCGCCGTCGCCACACACCCACCAGGCCAACACGCTGCCGACCACCGGCAGCAACGTGCAGGCCGACATCGACTACCTGAACAGCCGAATCAGCGCCGTCGACGGCGGCAAGGTGAACCGCATCGGCGACACGATCACCGGGCACCTCTACCTGCCCAACTCGTCGGCCGCGACCAGCGGCTACACCGTCGCGTACATCAACAACGACGGCAGGGTCTCCCGCGGCGCGTCGTCCGAGCAATACAAGGACGACATTCAGCTGATCGACCCGGCATCGTTGGGTGAGATCTTCCCCGGCCTGTACTCGTTCCGGATGGTCGGGTCCGACCAGGTGCACGTCGGCTGGATCGCCGAACGGCTTGCCGAGGATCCCGCACTGCTCCCGTTCGTCGTGTTCAAACGCGACGTCGAACTCGACGAGAACCACCAGGTGCGGTCCGCGAAGATCGCCCGCGATAACGCCGGCAACCCGATCCCCGAGTCGATCGACTTCATCGGCCTGTTCATCGCCCAGATCACCCAGCTGCACCAACGCGATCAGCAGCGCCAGCTCACGCTCGAGCAGCTGCTCGATCGCGTCACCGCATTGGAGGCCCGCTGATGCCACTCGTCGACGGCGCCGCAGCAGCCGCCACAATGCAGTCCTGGCACACCTGCAACCCCGGCCTGTGCCTGCATTACACGTGGGAAGCGTACGCCGCGCACGGCGCCACCAGCGCCCAGTCATACCCGACTGCGTTGAGCGCCTGGGAGGCATCCGAGCAGCAGCACCCCGGCGACTGGGACCCACCGCTCGGAGTACCCGTCTACCTCGGCGCACGCTCCGACAGCAGCGCCGGCGACGTGTTCATCAGCCTCGGCGGCGGCCGCGGCGTCGGCACCGACTGGCCAGGCTGGGGAACCATCGGCGAATTCACCATCCAACAGCGCATCAACCAGACCGGCCGACCGTACCTCGGTTGGGCCGGCGACATTCTCGGCAACCCGATCGCGCAGGCCAACAACACCAACATCGAACAGGAGGACCCGGATATGCCGATTCAGGTACAGCGACCCTCGGACGGTCTGATCGCGATGATCTGGCCGGAAGGATTCGCTCACATGCCCACATCCGAAGTCGCGCTACTGAACCGTCAGGTCTGGTCGATCAACGACGAGCTGCACGTGATGGGCAGCGACTCGGACTTCTACGCCGTCACCGACTCGATGGGCATCCCGCGAGACAAGATCGCGGCCGGGATGTTCTGGTCCACCGAGCGAGACAACGCCGCGAAGCTGCAGACGATCCTCGACTCGCTCGACGAGAACACATGACGTGTCACAGGACACGTCACCAGGCAGCCCACCGCAACGCAGCCCCCTCGCGCGCGCGGCCAAGACGGGAGCGACCCTCGTCGCCCTCGTCCTGGCCGTCGGCATGGCAACCGCACTGAACCTGTTCTGCGTCGCCGTGCTCTGGGACGCGATCTCCAGCGCCGGCCCCGGCCTCAGCGAGAACGCCACCCAGATCCTCACCGGCTGGGGCGGCGGCATCATCGGCATCCTCGGCACCGTGTTCGGCTACACCTCCGGCGCCAGCCACGCCCGCGCGTCACAGGACACGTCACACGACATGTCATAGGTCGTCAGCGTGGGTGGGTGGCGGCTACTCGTCCGACTCCTCGATCCGTCTGGTGGCTTCGTCGACGATCGACTTCTTGGCGCGTTCGGTCTGGGCCGTCGACATATCGTCTTCGAAGTACATCAGACACGTGCTGTCCCAGGCGTAGACGAGCTCGTAGTCGTTGACATCGACGAGCGAGTCCCGATATTCCTCGTCGCCGCATTTCCCATCGATGGCGCTCTGCGCGATCTCGTCGAGGTTGGGGAGAATCATTCGCGCTGCATCATTGGTCAGCCCGGCGGCGCCGGCGTACTCGATCACGAACCGTTCGGACACGTCCTCGAGCGATGGCCCGGTCGCGCAGCCCGCCAGCGCGACCGCGAGCACTGCGACGCCCCCGACAGCTGTCACATGACGTTTCATAGGACAACATCCTGCCGCGGTCGACGCCCGGATCGTAGGGGGATCGTCGGGACAGGAAGCGCTGCGGATGCCGCGGCCATGCGGTCCTGGTCGACCTCGACGTAGATCTGCGTCGTGGCGAGCGATGCGTGTCCGAGCAGCTCCTGCGTCGTGCGCAGATCGGCGCCACCCTTGACGAGCTCGGTGCCGAAGCTGTGGCGCAGCGAGTGGCCGGTCTTGCGGCGCGCAGTGATGCCGGCGCGTTTCTTCGCCTTCGTCATCAGGTCCGAGACGCTCTTCCAGTGGATGTGACCCTCGCGGCCGCCGCGCGCGGGGAACCACCACCCGTCGGCCGGCATGGTCGGGATCTCGTCGCGCAGCACCGAGTGGATCGGGATCTCGCGCTCGACGCCGCCCTTGCCGACGACGGTGAGGATCCCGGCGTCGAGATCGAAGTCGCGTGATCGCACCTTCGCGATCTCGTGCGCGCGGAGCCCGTGGAAGTAGCCGAGCACGATCATGATCCGGGTGCGCCGGTAGGCGCCGGAGGTGAGCATTCCGGAGATCTCGTCGATCGTGAACGGCCGAGGCTTGCCACGCCGGGCGCCCTTGACGCGGTCCAGGAGCGCGGCCGGGTCGGTGGCGATGATCCCCTCGACGTGCAGGAATCGGAACAGCGCCTGCATGTCGGTGCGCTCGCGCATCATCGACGAGCGCGCGATGCCGCGGCCGAGCACCTGCTGCAGGTCGAGCTTGACCACCTGGTCGAGCGGCTTGTCGTCGAGCAGTCGCTGCAGCCGGCGGGCGAGCTCGATCCGGTTGTCGACCGTGCGGGGCGAGTAGCCGCGCGAGCGCTGCGACGTCGCAAAGCGGGCGATCGCGTCGTCCCAATCCATGCGTGAAACCTACTCACCGGACCGCCGGACCTTCAAGCGAAAGTCCGGCGGTTCAGAATCCGCTACGCCGCGAGGCGCGAAGCGGCGGATGCCGCGACCAGGTCGTCATCCTCGACGTGCACGTAGATCGCCGTCGTCGCCGGGTAGCGGTGGCCGAGGAACACCTGCGTGACGCGGAGGTTGTTCCCGGTCCCTCGATAGACCGTCGTCCCCGCACGATGGCGCAGCGAGTGCGGATTCGTGCCGAGCTCGCAGCGCGTCCACTTGCGCAGCGTCTCGGTCGTCAGGTGCCCGCTGCCCGACGCTCTCGACGGGAAGTACCATCCGGCGTCGGGATGCTGGGCGCGCAGCATGTCGAGCTCGGCGCCGAGCTCGGGCGAGATGTGGATGCGACGAGTGTGACCGCCCTTGCCGACGATCGTGAGCCACGCGCCGCGGCGATCGCGGTCGTGCAGCTTCGCGATCTCGTGCACGCGCAGTCCGCCCTCGGCGCCCAGCAGCGTGAGCACTCGCACCTCGACGCGTTCGGATGCAAGGCCGGCGTCGATCTGGTCGGGTGACGCGATCCGCGCTTCAGGGAGGTTGACGAGCTTCACCGGCCGAAGCCACGTCGACGGATCGCGAGAGACGGCGCCCGACTCGAGCGCCCAGCGATAGAAGGACCGGAACGCGGCCGTGACGGCGTTCACCGTGCGCGGCGCCCACTGCGGCCGCGCGGCGATCCAGGTCTGCAGCTGAACGGCGGTCGCGGTCACCAGATCAACCTCGGCGGCGAGCCGCGTGAGATAGCTGGAGCGCTGCCGGACCGTGTTCGCGCTGCAGCGCCGGACGGTCGAGAGGTAGGCGAGATAGTCGTCAATGAGCATTGGGGGGACCTCGTTGTTCTTAAATGCCTGACCACCGGTGATTCTCGGTGGCCTGAGTCCTATTCCGAGACGATTTCGGGTTGCTGTGACAACTGGTCTGTCACATGACGGCGTCATATGACGGGCGCTCTCTGTCACATGACGCGCGCGGCGTGCGGAGAAGTCCGGCCGTCGCTACTCTGCGCGCCGCGCCGTCATGCGCGCGTGCATGGCATCATGCTCGTCGACCGCGGCCGCGAACGCGTCGCGCAGCTGCACGAGCTCGTCGCGCGGAATGTCGCGCAGACCTGTCGGGTACACCGCTGTCGCGCGGCCGCGCAAGACCGCGATGTCTCCGAGGATCCGCTGGACCCGCTGTTCGGTGAGCATGTCGTCGAGCCAGGCGGCGAGGCATCCGCATTCGTCATCGGCATCGTGGTGGTAGCCGATGCATCGGTCGTCGACGCAGCCGCACGTATCGCCGCTCCACTCATCGGATCCGGAGTAGTAGCGGGTGTAGCCGGCGATCGTCGCACCCGACCACTTGATCGTCTCGCGCGCGGTCCTGCTCAGGGCGGTCATGCGCTGACCAGCTCTCGCACGCTACGAGCGAAGTCGATCGAGACGACCGGGTTGGGATAACGATGTGTAACGGGATCAGGGCCTTCCTCCACCGGCACCACGCCCGTCCGAATCCACGACTCTGGCACGCCCGTGGCCATCGCCCACAGGCGGAAGGTCATTCCGCTGGGACGGTGCCCGTTCTCCGAGGATGAGATCGTCGCGCGCGAGATCCCCGACACTGCCGCGAGCTCGGACTGCTCGAAGCCGGCCCACTCACGCGCCTTCCGCAGCCGGTCGAAGATCGTCCACTCGGGGATCTGGCCGGCCTCGGGGTTCATGAACACATTCACGTTCGCCATGTGGCCAACGATAGACGCGAGTCGTGCTGTTGTCGAGAGCATGGAGCTTGACATATGCCTAACTCTCGGCATTTACTGAGCCTTATGTCTAACTCGGGACTTGTGACAACCCGTCACGTCGCAGATCGCCTCGGTGTCACACCTCGCCAGGTCGCCCGCCTCGTCGAGCGAGGCGAGCTCACCCCCGTGGTCAAAGCGCCCGGACCGACGGGCGCCTTCATGTTCAACGCCGACGAGGTTGACGACCTCGTCGAGCGCACAGCTCGTCGACTGCAGGAGCGCCTCGAGCAGATGAAGGCTGCGTCGTGAGCTCGACCCAAGACTCGGCGGGCCCCGAAACCCCCTCGGGGCCCGCCGACACCATGCGCGACTGGAACGCGGCGCGCAGGGAGCAGGGCTGAGGCGTGGGCGCGGCATCCGGGGGGCAGCCGTCGTTCACGTGTCCGTCGTGCGGGCGGACGTCGTATAACCCGAGCGACGTCCGGGAAGGCTATTGCGGCCACTGCCACGACTGGACGCGGCCGCGGGACCGCGAGGAGATCTCGTCGTCCTGCGACGTGGGCGCGCACGCATGGTGCAACGACGCATCA